AAGTTGCCCGGCTCGTGGACGGGCGGGCTCGTAACCGGCACCATCGAGCCCGGCGCGCGGTTTGAAATGTGGAACTGCGACAGCGCGGACACAAATTACAAGCTCTGGATCGAGACCTACGCCGGGTCGGTGCGCGATGAAACCACCATTGTGCGCACGGGTGGGGCAAGCGACGGCACCACGGCGTTCGCCTGGAAGATGGTCAGCACGGCCAATGCTGAATACCCGGTGTGGCCGCTGGTGAGTCCTGATCTGATGTACTGGCAGGAAACCGTCGGAGGCTCCATCACCGTTACCGTCGAGGTCGTGACCGACGGCGTGACGCTGACAAACGAGGAGGCGTGGCTGGAGGTGGAGTACCTGGGCACCAGCGGCAACCCGCTCGGCGTGGTTGCGTCAGACGCAAAGGCCGATGTCCTGGCGTCGGCAGCAAACCAGACCAGCAGCAGCGTCACATGGACGACGACCGGCCTGTCCAGCCCGGTCAAGCAGGCGCTTGCGGTGACGTTCACGCCGCAGGAAAAGGGCATGCTGATTGCGCGCGTGATGTTGGCCAAGGCATCGGCGACCGTGTACGTCGATCCGGCATTGACGGTGGCCTGACATGGCGGTCTACCTGGCTGCGGGATATTGCTACGTCGATTGGGCGGGCGGTGGGCAGATGCCGCTCGCCGGGTTTGGATATGTCGATCGCGGCGCGGCGAGCGGCGGTGGCTACAGCCTGACCTGTGCCCAAGGCAGCTACGCCCTCACCGGCCAGGCCGCCGGCGCGCTCGCCGGCCGAAAGCTCGCCGCCGCCCAGGGCACCTACACCCTCACCGGCAGCACGGCCAACCTGATCGAGGGCCACGTGCTCACCTGCGCGCAGGGCAGCTACACGCTGACCGGCTCAACCGCCTACGCCGACTACGCCATCACCTGCACCAGCGGCAGCTACACCCTCAGCGGCCAGGCGGCGGGCACCAAGGCAGCGCGCAAGCTGGCCGCGGCCCAGGGTGCCTACACCCTGACCGGCCAGGACGTGGCGCTGCTGTACACCACGCCCGGCGCCTACTCCATCGCCATGGGACAGGGCAGCTACGCGCTCACTGGGCAATCGGCGGCACTGCAGGCCGCCCGGCGCATCGTGGCTGAGCAGGGGCTGTACGCGCTGAGTGGCCAAGCTGCGGCGCTGCGCATCGCGCGCCAGATGGCGCTGGCGGCCGGCAGCTACAGCCTCACGGGTCAGGACGCCGCCTTCGACGCGCCGGCCAGCCTGACGGCCGCCTACGGCAGCTACGCCCTCACCGGCCAGGCCGTCACGCTCACCTACGGCGGCACGCCGGCGCCCACCGTGCTGTCTGCGCCGCCATCCGGCCGCCGGCTGCAGGGCTACGGCCGGCCGGCCAACATCCAGCGGAGCACCCGATGACCCTGAAGCTCGTCACCGCCCCGGCCGCCGAGCCCATCACGCTCACCGAGGCCAAGCTGCACCTGCGCGTGGAGCACACGGTCGACGACGACCTGATCACCGCATTGATCCAATCGGCGCGCGAGCGGGCCGAGCACCTGCTGGGCCGCGCGCTCATCACGCAGACCTGGGCCCGGGTGCTCGACGCCTTCCCGCCCAACGAGATCGAGCTCGGCATGCCGCCGGTGCAGAGCATCACCAGCGTGGTCTACGTCGACGGCGCCGGCGACAGCCAGACCATGGCCAGCACCGACTACAGCCTGGACACCACCACCGCCCCGGGCTGGCTGCTGATGGCCGAGACCCTGAGCGCCTGGCCCACCACGCTGGACACGGCCAACGCCGTCACCGTCACCTTCGTGGCCGGGTACGGTGCCAGCGGCGCCAGCGTGCCGGCGGCCATCCGCGCCTGGATGAAGCTCGAGATCGGCACGCTGTACAAGCACCGCGAGGCCATCGTCGCCGGCGTGAGCGTGTCCGACCTGCCAGGCGGCTTCCACGAGCGGCTGCTCGATCCCTACCGGCAGTGGAGGGTCTGAGCGATGCCCCTGAACGCCGGCGAGCTGGACCGCCGCATCCGCATCCAGTACCGCGCCGCGGGCAAGGATGCTCGCGGCCAGAACAACGGCGCCTGGACCACGCTGGCCACCGTGTGGGCCAAGCCCATGCCCAAGGCCGGGCGCGAGTTCTTCGCGGCCAGCCAGTTGCAGGCCGAGCTGGGCTTCGTGTGGCGCATCCGGCACCGCACCGACGTGGGCGCCGAGATGCGCGTGCTGGACGAGTGGGACACGCCCTACGACATCGCGGGCGCACCCGTCCCTAGTGCGAACCGCGAATGGCTGGACCTGCCATGCATCACCGGGGTGCGCGATGGTCGTTGAAGCCAAGGTGCTGGGCCTGCCCGACTTCAAGCGCCAGCTGCAGGCGCTGCCGGAAAAGCTGCGCCGCCGTGCATTGCGCAACGCGCTGGCGGCCGGCGCGCGGGTGGTGCGAGATGCCGCCCGCGTACAGACCCCGGTGCTCACCCCCGGCAACGCGCTGCTGGCCCCGTACCGCAAGCCCGGCACCGTGAAGAAGGCCATCGTCGTGCGCACCAGCAAGCGCGACCGGCGCGCGGGCGATGTGGGCGTGTTCGTCAACGTCCGGCCGGCCAAGGGCGCGGCGCGCGGCGCCAAGAGCAAGGACGACCCCTTCTACTGGCGCTGGCTCGAGTTCGGCTGGAACCCCGCCAGCAACGCCACCGGCGGCCGTGGCAAGGCCGGCAAGAAGCAGCGCCGCGAGCTGAACAAGAGCACCGACGCCAAGATCCGCAGCGGCTTCCGGTTCCTGCAGGCGGGTGCCGCCAAGCTGAACGAGGCGCTGGAAATCTTCAAGGCCAAGCTCCGCCCCGCCATCGAAAAGCTGGACCGAGGCCAGACCCCATGAGCGCCGAAACCGACCTGCAGGCCCTGCTGGAAGGCGCCGCCGGCGTGGCCGCCCTGGTGGGCGACCGCATCGCGCAGAACGCCATCGACCAGGGCCAGGCCGTTCCCTACATCGTCTACACCTCGCAGCACACGCCGGACTTTGGCCTGAACAACACCCTGCTGGCGACGAACGTGCAGTTCCGCATCGAGTGCTGGGCCGCTACCGCGGTGGCCGCCGACGCCATCGCCGACGCGGTGCGCGCCGCGCTGCTGGCCGAAGGCGTGGTGTGCACCAGCCGCGTCACCGGCCACAGCCCCGAAACCGCGCTGGACGCCACCATCCTGACGGCCGACTGGTGGGAATGATGCCCGCCGCCGCAACCCATCCCCAGGCCCGCCGCGTGCGGGCCTTCTTGTTCCCCCCGGGCGCCGCCCGTCTTCACCCCCGAAAGGACCTGAACCATGACCACCATCGTCGGGCGCAACTGCAAGATCGAAGTCGCCCTCACTTTCGACTCGGCCATCTCGCCCAGCGCCGTGACCAAGGCCACCAGCGGCGTCGCCACGCTGACCAGCCACACCGTCGACACCGGCGACGTGGGTTACTGGACGGCCACCAGCGGCATGGTGGAGCTGGACGGCCAGGCCGTGTACTGCACCGACACCGATGCCAACACGTTCACGCTGAACGGCCTGGACACCACCAACTACAGCACCTTCACGGCCGGCCCCACGCTGACGCTGGCGGCCACCTGGGGCCTGCTGGACGAGGCCGGCGGCTATGCCGTGGGCGGCGGCGCCGCGGCCACGCTGGACGACTCGCGCCTGCACCTCAACAAGGTGCGCAACATCGCCGGCCTGAACGCCGCCGAAGACCTGACCATCAACATCAAGACGCCCGAGATCGAAGGCAGCGCGCTGGCCTTCCTGACGCGCGCCGCGCGCAACGGCTCCAACGTGCTGATCAAGATCACCAAGGGCAGCCAGGTGCTGCGCGTGGCCTACGGCGTGCCGTCGGTCTACGGCGAGCAGGTCGACGTCGGCAGCCTGGGCACGGGCTCGTTCTCGATCATCTGCCCGGCCCTGGTGGTCAAGCCCAACGTCTGACGGCATGAGCGGCGCACCCATGACCCTGCACGCGCGGCTGCTGGCCGGCCGCGAGGCCAGTGTCGATCTGCCCAACGGCCGCACCGTGCGCGTGCGCCGGCCGCCGGAGGTGGAGATCCCGCGCCTGCTGCTGGAGGGCGAGCTGCCCGACCTGCTGGCCTGCGTGGTTGGCTGGAGCGGCGGCTGGACCGAGGCCGACGTGCTGGGCCCCGGCCCGGGGCGTGCCGACGTGGCCGTGCCGTTCGACCCCGCCGTGTGGCTGGACCTGGCCAAGGACCACACCGACTGGTGCGTGCCCGTGGCCGACAAGGTCAAGAGCCTGTGCGCGGAGTTTCTGCGCGCACGCGAGGCCGCCTCGGGAAACTGACGGCCCTGCTGGATGCGCGGCGCGGCATCCAGTACGAGGGCGAAGAAGCCGAGCCACCCACCCCCGCCAGCCTTACCGCCTGGAAGGCCTGGCTCATGCTGACCAACGGCATGGGCGCGCTGGACTGGGCGGGCCTGGAGCCGGTGGCCGCCGTGCTGGGCGTGCCCGATGCGGACCTCGAGCTGTTCATCCACCGCCTGCTGCTGATCAAGCTGTACCGCAAGCCCGGAGAGACCTGACCCCATGGCCTACGCCTCACTGTCGATCGACCTCAAGGCCCAGCTCGCCAACCTGCAGTCCGGCATGGACAAAGCGGTCAGGCTGGCCGAGAAGGACGCCGCTCGCCTGGAAAAGGCGTTCAGCACGGTCAAGGGCATTGCCGGCGGCATCGGCGGCGCGCTGATCGGCGGGCTGGCCAGCGCCGGCGTGGCCGGGTTCATCGTGCAGGTCAACGACGCGCTGCTGGCCATCAAGGACTTGGCCGAAGGCACCGGCAGCACGGTCGAAAACGTCTCGGCGCTGGAGAACGCGCTGCGGGCGAACAACCGGCAGCTGTCGGAGGCGCAGCCTGTGCTCGTGAAGCTAGGCGCGGCGCTGAAGGATGCAGACGGCAAAAACGCGATGAGCGAGGCCTTCCGCAACCTGGGGCTGAGCGTCGAGGAGCTGCGCCGCCTCGACCCCGTCCAGGCACTTCAGCAGGTCGCCAAGGCCGTGCAAGGCTTCAACGACGACGCTACCCGGGCATCCTACGTCTACCAGATCTTCGGCAAGAGCGTCGCCGAGGTGCTGCCCCTGCTGAACGACCTGGCCGACTCGCAGTTGAAAGCGACCGACGGCATCCGCGAGGCCGTCGAACAAGCGGACCGGTTCGAGAAGAACCTGGCCAAGCTGAAGAGCGAGGCCACAGACCTGGCGCGCGTGCTGGCGGGCCCCGTGGTCGAGGGCCTGAACAAGATGTTCGACGCCTTCAAGGGCGGGCCCAGCGCCGACCTGGAATTGACGCGCCGCCAGATCACGCTGCTGGTGGACTACATCAACAAGAACGGCGACAGCCCGGCGCTGCCGAAGCTGGTGTTTCGGCTGAAGGAACTGCGCGAGCGCGAGCAGGCGCTGGCCGGGCAGCTGCCCAACGGCGGCGGCCGCCCGGCCAACGAAGGCGGCGGCCGTGTCGAGTTCCGCCTGCCACCGCTGACCGGCAGCGCCGCCACCGGCCCCGCCCGCGCCGCCTCTGCCGGCCGCGGCGAGTTCGTCGGCCCGCCCGTCAGCGACAGCCTCACCGCCGCGCTGCGCGCGCTGGAGCAGACCGACGTGGCCAAGCTGGCCGACCTGCAGGCGCAGCTGCAAGACCTGCTCAACCTGCGCAGCCTCAACGGCAGCACCCCGGCCCTGGCCGAAGCCATCACCGACATCAGCCTGGCACTGGACGAGCTCAGGGCCAAGAGCTACACCGCCGCCGTCGACATCAAGAGCGACTTCCTGCGCGCGGAGAAGGCCGGTTACGAGGAGACCGACGAGTTCATGCGCCGGCTCAAGGAGCAGTCCAAGGAGGTGGACGACATCGCCAAGGATCTGGGCCTGAGCTTCACCAGCGCCTTCGAGGACGCCATCGTCGGCGGCAAGGGTCTGCGGGACGTGCTGCAGGGCCTGGAGCAGGACATCCTGCGCATCCTCACGCGCAAGCTGGTGACCGAGCCGCTGGGCAACGCCATCACCGGCGCCATCGGCGAGGGCGGCTTCGACCTTGGCGGCATCCTCAAGAGCATCGCCGGCAGCCTGTTCGGCGGCCTGCCCAGCTTCGACGTCGGCACCGACTACGTGCCGCGCGACATGGTGGCGCGCATCCACAAGGGCGAGCGCATCGTGCCGGCGGCCCAGAACCGCGGCGCAGGCATGAGCGTCATCGTCAACTTCAGCAGCGCCGGTCCCGTCGACCGCCGCACCCAGAGCCAGTTGGCCGCCGCCGCTGGCCAGGGCGTGCAGCGGGCGCTGGCCAGGAACGGGTGACCGCATGTCCTTCCTCGAGAGCCCCCGCTTCCCCGACCGCATCGCCTACGGCGCCGTGGGCGGGCCCGGCTTCAAGACCGGCATTGCCGTGGCCATCAGCGGGCGCGAGGCGCGCAACGCCGAGTGGGCCTACCCCCAGCACGCCTGGAACGTCAGCCAGGGCCTCAACAGCGAGGCCGACTACGCCGCGCTTCGCGCCTTCTTCATGACGGCCCGCGGCCGCCTGCACTCCTGGCGCTTCAAGGACTGGACGGACTTTGAGGCCGCGCACACCGGCGACGAGAAAGGCATCGTCACCGCGCTGACCAGCACCACCTTCCAGATGGTCAAGCGCTACACCAGCGGCAGCAACACGCAGGACCGCATCATCCGCAAGCCCGTGAGCGGCACCTGCACCGCGCTGGTGTCCGGCGGCGCGGTCACGCACTCGATCGACTACACCACCGGCATCATCACCATCGCCAGCGCGCCCGCGGCCGGCAACGTCACCTGGGCGGGTGAGTTCGACGTGCCCATGCGCTTCGACAGCGACCGGCTGCCCGGCCGCATCGTCAGCCGCAACGGCACGGCCGGCCTCATCACCGAGTGGTCCGACATCCAGATCGTGGAGGACATGGGCGCATGAGGACCGTAGGCGCCAGCCTGCTGGCCCACCAGCAAAGCGGCAGCACCACGCTGGCCTGGGGCCTGAAGATCACGCGCACCGACGCCCAGGTGTACGGCTTCACCAGCCACCAGCGCGACGTGACCATCAGCGCGGTGGACTATCTGGCCGGCCCCGGCCTGGACGTGGCCAGCCTGGTCAGCAGCGCCGGCTTCGCGGTGGACAACACCGAGCTGACGATGCTGGCCGACGACGCCATCATCACCCGGGCCGACATCCTGGCCGGGCGCTGGAACTACGCCGCCTTCGAGCTGTTCCAGTTCAACTACGCGGACCTGACCATGGGCCGCGACGTCATCATGGTGGGCACGCTGGGCGAGGTGACACCGCAGCGCGGCGCCTACAAGGTCGAGCTTCGCGGCCTGCAGCAGTACCTGCAGCAGCCGGTGGGGGCCGTCAGCACCAAGACCTGCCGAGCCCGGCTGGGCGACGCGCGCTGCCGCAAGGTGCTGACCAGCTTCACGCACACCGGCACGGTGAGCAGCGTCACGAGCAACCAGGTGTTCATCGACAACACCCGCACCGAGGCCGACGACTACTTCGCCGAGGGAGAGCTCACCTGGACCAGCGGCGACAACGACGGCATCACCGTCAAGGTCAAGACCTACGCCAGCGCCAGCGACACGTTCACCCTGTCCGTGGCCATGACCTTCCCCATCCAGGTGGGCGACACCTACAGCGCTGTGGCCGGCTGCCGCAAGCGGCTGGACGAGGACTGCCGGCTGAAGTTCGACAACGTCCTCAACTTCCAGGGCGAGCCGCACCGCCCGACGGTGGACGCCATCACCGAGACGCCGGAGCCCAACGCAGAATGACCACGCCCGCCAAAGTCGTCGCCGAGGCCTACACCTGGATGGGCACGCCCTGGCGCCACCAGCACCGCACCAAGGGCGTGGCTGTGGACTGTGCCGGCCTGGTCATCGGCGTGGCGCGCGAGCTCGGTCTGGTGGCGCCGGACTTCGACTTCACCGGCTACGGCCGCCAGGCCGACGGCACGCTGCTGGCGGTGTGCGAGCGCTTCATGCAGCGCATCCCGCGCGACCAGATGGCCGCCGGCGACGTGCTGGTACTGGCCGTGGAAAGTGACCCGCAGCACATGGGCGTGCTGGTGCCCTACCGCCACGGCGGCCTGGCGCTGGTGCATGCCAGCAGCGCCGCCCGCAAGGTGGTGGAGACGCGCGTGATGTTCGCCCGCACCTTCGTCTTCCGCGCCGCCTTCCGGCTGCCTGGCGTGGGGGCCTGAAGCATGGCGCAGCTGATCATCGCCGCGGCCGGCGCCGCCATCGGCGGCGCGCTGGCCCCGGGCGTCGCGTTCCTGGGCCTCACCGGCGCCAGCATCGGCTGGACGGTGGGCAGCCTCATCGGCGCGCAGTTCGGGCCCACGCAGCGCCTGAAGGGCCCGCGCCTGGACGACCTGAAGGTCACCGGCGTGGAGTACGGCCAGCCCATCGGCTGGGCGGCCGGGCATCCGCGCGTGGCGGGCCAGATATGGTGGGCCAGCGACAAGCGCGAGATCGCCACCACCACCGAGGTGGGCAAGGGCGGCGGCGGCGCGGAGGTGACCAGCTACACCTACGAGATCGACCTGCTGGTGGGCCTGCTGGACCGGCAGATCGGCGGCGTCTCGCGCGTGTGGGCCAACGGCAAGCTGGTGTACACCAAGCTGGCCACCAGCGGCACCGAGAGCGCGCTCAGCAGCAAGAGCCAGACCACCTGGCGCCGCATGACGGTCTACACCGGCAGCGAGACCCAGCTGCCAGACCCCACCTACGAGACGGCCGTGGGCGTGGGCTACGCTCCGGCCTACCGCGACCGCGGCACCGTGTTCATCGAGGGTCTGCAGCTCGGCGGCAGCGGCCAACTGCCCAACCTGACCTTCGAGGTCTACATGGCCGGCGACGAGGAGGGCCGCGCCGCGCAGACGCTGGGCACCTTCGCGTACACCCTGGGCGACGACGGCGGCATTCCGGCCATGGCGCTGCCGTCCTTCACGCACCACATCAAGGGCAGCACCAGCACCGAGATCCTGGTGTACCGCTACACCCTGGGGCTGGAGGAGATGGAACTGGTGACCACCTACGACATGGTGGCCAGCGGCAACAACCCCAGCTATGCCAACAGCGACGTCTCCGGCCAGTTCATGGTCAACATCGGCAGCACCGCCGCCTACTGGTACGACGACGACGGCACCGGGACGTCGTTCACCCTGCCGTACAACATGAACCCGGCCACCATCAACGTGGTCTTCTGCCGGCGCGATGGGGTGGTGCTGCTGGGCAACGTGAGCAAGACCGCCGGCGACGAGAAGATCTACAAGGGCAGCAGCGCGGGCGGCACGTTCAGCACCAGCAGCGCCGCCATGGCCGAGGCCGTGCGCAGCATCGCCATCAGCGGCAGCAACTGCTACGCCCTCAACGCCCCCGTCGGCAGCGCCGACCCCACGGGCATCTATGTGCTGGACCTGGCCACGCTGACGCTGCAGAGCACGCTGACGCCGCCCACGGGCACCGACTCGCGCGGCCAGCTCATGAGCGACGAGAACGACTACCTGTACTGCTTCACGGGCAGCAGCGACGAGGTCTACCGCCTGGACGGCGGCAGCACCTGGACGCTGGTCAAGACCATCACCGGCGGGCTGGAGTACGGCCAGGCCGGTACGCGCCTGTGCATGGTGGGCGGCGACCTGTGGTGCATCACCATGCCTGGCGGAGGCGACGACGCCGAGCTGCGCGTGGTCTTCGACAGCGTCACGCTCACCGACGCCACGGTGCAGGACACGGTGGACGAGCTCTGCACCCGTGCCGGCATGCCCGCCGGCACCTGGAGCAGCACCGCGCTGTCGGCCATCACCACGCCCGTGCGGGCCCTGGTGGTGGCGCAGGTGGCGCCGGTGCGGTCGGTGCTCGAGCAGCTGGCCAGCGCCTACGCCTTCGACGCCTACTGCGCCGACAAGCTGTACTTCGTTCCCCGCGGCGGCGCCGTCGCGGCCACGCCCGGCACCAATGACCTGGGCTGCGGCGAGGAGGAGGCCGCGGCCGAGCTGCTGCCCGTGCGCGTGCAGGAGGACGCGAGCATCCCGGTGCAGATCAGCCTGAGCTACCTCAACGCCGACGCCGACTACAACACCGCCACCGAGCACAGCGACCGCCTGGCCACCGACGCCAGCAACACCGCCACGGTGCAGCTGCCCATGGCCTTCACCGCCGCCGAGGCCAAGACCATCTGCGACGTGATGCTGGCCGACGCCTACACCGGCCGCATCGGCGGCGAGGCCACGCTGCCGCTGGCCTACAGCCGCCACACGCCCACCGACGTGCTGACCCTCACCGACGCCGACGGCACCACCTACCGCGCCCGGGTGGTGCGGCGTGAGCAGGCCGGGCCCGTGGTCAAGCTCGAGTGGGTGCTGGACGACACCACCGCGCTGGTCAGCGCCGGCATCACCAGCGACGACTACACCCCCAGCCTCACGGTGGCGCTGCCCGGCCCCACCGCGCTGACGCTTCTGGACATCCCCATCCTTCGCGACGCCGACGACTCGGCCGGCATCTATGCCGCCGCCAAGCCCACCGGCACCGTGTGGCCCGGCGCCAAGCTGATGACCAGCGTGGCCGGCGGCGACTACACCGAGGCGGGCAGCTTCACCAGCCGCGCCGTGGTGGGCGAGACCACCGTGGCCCTGACCAACTGGACCGGCGGCAACGTGTTCGACGAGGGCGGCAGCGTCACGGTGGACGTGGGCGCCGGCGAGCTGAGCAGCAGCACGCGCGACGCGCTCCTCAACACCGACGCGAACGCCATGCTGGTGGGCAGCGAGATCATCCAGTTCCGCATCGCCACCCTGGTCAGCGCCGGGGTCTACAAGCTGACCGGCCTGCTGCGCGGCCGCCGCGGCACCGAGCACGCCATGACCGGCCACGCCATCGGCGAGACCGTGGTGCTGCTGCGCACCGCGGGCCTGCTGCGCGTGAGCTACGACGCGGCGCGCATCGGCACCAGCGCCGACTACAAGGCCGTCACGCTGGGCAAGACGCTGGCCAGCGCCACCACCCGCAGCATCGTGGACAGCGGAGTCGCGCTCAAGCCCTTCGCGCCGGTCAACCTGCGGCAGTCGGTCGGCTCGGCCGGGCAGTACAGCGTCACCTGGGACCGGCGCAGCCGCCTCAGCTACCGCTGGCCCAGCACCAGCAGCCTGCCGCTGGGTGAGAACGACGAGGAGTACAGCGTCGAGCTCCTGAACCTGAGCGATGCGGTCATCGAGACCCAGGCCGTCACCGCTGCCAGCGTCACCTTCAGCGCCGCCACGCGCACCAGCACCACGCTGTCCGAGGGCATCGGCTGGCTGGCCGTGGTGGGCGGCAGCTACTACGGCATTCAGGCCGAGGGCCTGGGCCTGCGCTACGTGCTGCAGATCAACAGCGCCGGCGTGGTCACCGCCAGCAGCCCGGCCCTGGCCGACACGGCCTGGTGCCTGCACGCCAGCGGCACCGACCTGTACGTCAGCACCGACACGCTGAACAGCGGCACGCCGGCCACCATCCTCAGCAGCGAGATCTACCGCCTGAGCACCAGCGACATCACCACGCTGGCCGCCACCTACACCATGCCCAGCGATGGCGACTGCCACGGCCTGGTCATCCACGGCGGCAGCCTGTGGGCGCCGGGATACGTCAGCGGCAACCTGCACCAACTCAACGCCACCACCTTGGCCAGCATCGGCACCACCGCCATCGAGGTGGGCATGTGGGGCATCGCCAGCGACGGCACCTGGCTGTTCGTCACCAACGCCAACACCGGCGACGTCTTTGCGTACCTGCCCGGCACCGGCGAGCAGTGGCGCGTGTCGCCGGCCAGCAGCGCCACGGACATCATCGTCACCGGCGCCAAGGTCTTCGTCGCCTGCGGCGACCGCGTGGTGGTGCTCAGCGCGGTGGACGGCAGCACCGTGGCCGACCACACCGCCACCATGGGCGGCGCGGCGTTCGCGTCGCGCATCGTGGCCTTCGGCAGCTACGTCGCCTTCCTGCGCACCAACGGCGCCATCGCGTTCATCGACACGACCAGCGGCGACATTGCCTTCGAGGCCACGCCCACCGCGGCCGGCGTCACCTACCTGGCCGGCGCCGACGGCAGCACGCTCTGGACCATCGCCAGCCCGACGCTGAGCTTCACCGACTACGAGGGCTGGGGCTACACGCTGGAGACCAGCCTCGCGGGCTACACCGTGCGCGTGTACCAGCTCAGCGCCACCGTCGGCCGTGGCTACCCCGCCGAGATCACCCTGACCTGAGGCCCCCCATGGCAGACAGCACCACCACGCTCGACCAGCTCAGCACCAGCAGCGCGAACAACGAGCTGCGCGTCAACGAGACCTTCGACGCCGCCAGCCCCGCCACGTTCTTCGCGCGCCGCGCCAGCACCACCACGGGCCTGACCTGGGGCTACTACGGCGGGCGGCTCGGCGGCACGGCCGTGGCCAACGGCACCGTCACGCTCAGCAACGGCACCAACCGCGTCGTCGCGCGGCGCACCCCGGGCGTCGTCAGCACCAGCACCAGCACCACCAACTGGAACGACACGGCCAACTACGCCCGCCTGTACACCGTGGTGGCCGCCCGCAGCCAGGTCACCA